AACACCAAGACATTAACACCAGAGGTGTTGATTGACATTACAAAGCTTGGCTACCAAGTGAAACTTCATCAACAAGACATGCTGTCTTTCCTAAAGGAAACAAAATGAAAGTACGAATGAGAGATGACTTGGCAGAGGATGGCTTAGCCATTCCTGCATCTAGAGCATTCAAAGACTACGACACTCAAGTTGATGTGATCTATGTCAATGCAGAAGAACTAGTAGACGCTGTCATTGGTAATGACAGTGCTGACCCTGATGACCATGCCTTTTGTTATGTTCAATTAAAAGACGGCAGGGCTTTGTATTTCCTAAGTGTTGACCTAGATTTTGAGGAGACAACATGACTTATGCTGACTACGTCAACAAATACTTCACTGAGGACAACATCAAACTCTTTCACAACGAAGTTGTGTTAGGTGGTGAGGATGGTTTCTACAAGAACGAAGTTAGTATGTTTATGTGTGAACTAACAGAGCTATCTGTTAACCACAGATTCTTTGACCCCTTGTGTAACAAGTTTTTGAAAGCAACATCATGATACGTAAGTTTAATGTGAAAGAAAATGTGGTTGACTATGTTGTCTTAAAAGACAACGGCAAACCATTTGGGCAAATTGTGTACACCTACACTGCTCCTACCCATTGGGGCAGCGATGGCATATGCAAGGTAGTCGAAGACTATCGCTTTGACACTGTGCCTACCACAAGGTTGCACTGGTCATCAGGTGGTGTGAACAAGGATGTCACTGACATTGAAATTGCTTACACCATGAGCAAAGCATTTGAGCTTGCTCAGCAGAGGTTGATTGCCATTGCTGAAGACTTTGGTCAGAGCATGGAATACCGCATGAGTAATAACGAACTTCCAAAGGAAACAACATGAGCACAGTGATAGTAAACATCGAAGATGATGACTTAGATTATTCGTATCAGCTTTGTAAAGATGATGATGACACCTACTACTTGTACAGAGAAGAGGGCATCTTAAGAGGACGCACTGTGTTTAAGGGTGTCGAAGACATCAAGGATGCTCTGCGTTTGATGATGGACTATGTGTTTGAATATGAGGGAGTGATAGCATGAAAACATTCACCATCATTGTTTACAATGACCCATCCCATGCATGGGGCAAAGTGAAACGTAAAGTGTTAGACAACTTAGGCTTGACTCAAGAGATATCAAGCTACAGCTATCAATACAAAGACAACGTGTATCTAGAAGAGGATGCAGACTTGTCTTTGGTGTGTCGGCACTTGCTGTTTAACACCAATGTACAAATTAAATTTGTAGAGAAACACACCAACAGAGACAGTCGTATTCGTTCTTATGAAAGGTATGTGGCATGAATTACACCGACATGATGAAGCTCTTTGCCAACAAGGTGAAGCAGTACACACCAACACAATGCAGATATGCTCTCAAGGACATTGAAGAATGTCTCTCCATCCACAAAGACGACCGCAACTATGTTGCTAAGCTGAATTGTGAACGTGATGCCCTGTTAGATAAACTCTATCTCTCCTGAAAGGAAACAAAATGCAACTAGATTTTTATAGACAAGATTTGTATGGCTCATATGCTGAAGCATGTGAGAAAGGTGGTGTTAAGGAAATTCATGGACTCACCACTGAATACCGTAGGCTTTTTGATGTGGGTGGTGACTTGGCTGACACACTGTCTGCCATCCACACTACATCGAAGATGTTTAATGACAAGTCTACCATTGGGTATGTCTTGTTTGATGATGATGGCACATTCTTAGACGCTTGTTAAGGAGAACAACATGAACGGACATTACGAAATCAAACCCGCTGATGTAGGCTACATACCTACAGACTTTGGCATCAAAGACAAGAACGATTGTGCCATCAGAGCACTAGCCAATGTGTCTGCCCTGTCCTATCCCGAAGCTCATGCAAGGATTACACAGTTGGGTAGACGTAAGAACAGAGGCACACCTTGGGCAGCATTACACACTGCCTATACAGAGGCTGGTGCTAAGGACGTTGCCTACTTTGGTAGCAAGATGAGTAAGTTGTCTACTAAGCACAATGTGAAGCTTTTCAAACAAGGCTTCACTCTCAAAACCTTTGTGTCTAAGAAGCCAACTGGTAGGCACATTGTGCTGGTCAGAGGACATGCCTTGGCTGTGTGTAATGGGTCAATCATTGACATCTTTGCTAGCAGGGCAGGTAAGCGTGTCATTGCAGTGTATTCGTTTGACTGAAAAGCTTATTTGCTGTTTGCAAATAGCGAATAAACCTCTATAACAGGGTATGATTAAACTTTTATCCACAATAAGCTTGGCTCTGTTCATGGCTCCTATGGCACAGCCCTCCCTCCTCTTTGTTGATGAAGCAAGCTTCCGATGTATGATGGAAACGCTTTATCACGAAGCAAGGGGTGAGGGTGTGCAGGGGATGGAGGCTGTTGCCTCTGTTGTTATGAACAGGGCTAAGCGATCAAAGAAATCTGTATGCTCTGTTGTATATGAGAGGAAACAATTCTCATGGTTACATGTAACCAAAGACAAACACATCAGAGGAAACATCATGAACATACTATCCATTACACACAAGGCACTGAGTGGTGCGTTAGTGGATGTAACACATGGTGCTACGTTCTATCATGCCACTTATGTGAAGCCCTCTTGGGCTAAGCATAAGGTGATGACAGTGAAGATTAACAACCACATTTTCTATAGGGAAAATAAATGAAGACACCATATGAACTAGGCTTTGAGAGCGGCTACTATGGACAAGCATATAGAGAATTGTATTATGAATACACCAAAGAGGACAGGGAATATAAGCAAGGCTTCACCAACGGTGTAAGGCAAGCCAAGCTTGAAGTTGACAAGCACAATGAATTTGTAGATAATATGGAACGTGAAAGGACAACGGCATGATAAGTGAAATTGATATCAATGAGTGGGATAAGCAAGACCCTACTCCTTTATACTCAGTGAGGAATAAAAGCTTTGTACAAGTGGAAGATCAAGTGTTTTTCTTTGATCACATTGATGGCATGTACAGTTTTTGTCTTGACATGAACAATAGTGTTGTTCATTTAGCAGCATGGATTGAAGTGATTCCATTAAAACGAAAGGAAACAGAATGAAATATTTTGAAAAGCGTTTCAAGCTTTTTGGTAGGGCATACCTACTCAGGAAGCGTGTCAAGAAAGACAGACCCATTGAGCTTATACGTGGCGAATGCTTTAATGTGTTGCACATAGGTAAGCTGTCCCTCTTATGGGAAAGAAACAACCCAACCAAACCAATCCCGACAAATTTTGTCAGGTAATTTCAACAGGGGTTTGACAGCCCCTTTCTAACATGGCTATAATTTGTAGCCACAACAGCATCAGTTGTTGTTCACCCCTCACTTCCCAACCTGTTCATAAAAGGAGCACCCACATGAACACAATCCCCTCCCTCCCCGCTGACTTAGACTTCCAACCCATCCGTGAACAAGCAACCCGCAATGGTATGCCTGTTACAGGACGTTTTTGGGTGGTCAATCCATTGAATGACTCTGTCATTGGTGATGGTCGCCGTGTCCACAATCCACAGAACTACCGCACCATGTGGGATAGCTTATGGACAGGCTTGTCAGAGTCTGTGCTTGACCTGTCCACAGTGGAAGTGAAGGCACGTAGCATTGAGAACGGTGCTGCAATGAGAGCAGAAATTATTCTGCCCAACCATGACTTCAGTGGCAAGCTTGGCGAAGCTGCCAAGATGAAGATTGTTATTGGTGACAGCCATGATCAGTCTGTGAAGCGCAGTGTGCAAGCAATGATCTTGCGTTTGGCTTGCTTGAATGGCATGATTGCTGTTCGTGAAAACATTGGCTTCTCACAGAAGCACACCACGTTCAGTGACCCACAGATGATTGGTATGGTGGCTAGCAACTGGATACCTCAGCTTGAGAATGAGGTGGAGTTGATGAAGCAGATGACCGTGGTGAAGGTTGATGTAGACACTGCCGTGCATTTCTACCGTGAACATGTCACAAAATACCGCACTGCTACAGGCTGGAAGTTCAATGAGAAAATGCTGGAGCGTGTTATGCAGATACACAACAGCTATGACATGGGACACAATGCCTACCGTGTTTACAACACACTGACACACATCTCTACCCATGTGGAGACAAGCCGTGAAGGTGCTGATGTAGGACGTAAGCAACTGCGTATTGAGCAAGACATGGATGCTGTGCTGAAGGGTGCATTCAACGATCTGCTCTTGCAAGCAGCTTAATCAACAACGTGAAACCTATGGGTGCTAGTTTGTAATATGAAACTAAACCTGTAGGTTTCTTTGTTAATTCACTTGACCGTTCATTCTCTTTTGTATATAACTATTCTACTTATTAGGAGAATGTATGCAAGTTAAAGTGTGTTCCAAGTGTAAAACTGAAAAAGAAATTGAGTTATTTAATCGTGACAGATCTAAAGCTTCTGGTTATAGGAGTTGGTGTAAGGTTTGTGACAACATAAACAATAAAATTCAGTATGAAAAAGATCCACAGGCAAGGCGTGATAGTCGTAAAGAATACTATTATGCAAACCGTGAAGGCGAGATTCAAAGACGTACTGAGTTTCGTAAAAAGAATGTAGACATGCATCGTGGTCACAAATACATGCAACTTTACGGAATAACGCTAGAGCAGTATGAAGACATGCGCTGTGCTCAGAACTACAAGTGTGCAATCTGTGGGCTTGACGAGGTAGACAACAAGAATAAAAAACTTTTTGTCGATCATTGTCATGACACACAAACGGTTAGGGGATTGTTATGCCACTGGTGTAACGCTGCTCTTGGGTCATTTAAAGACAATACAGATGTGCTTGAAAAAGCAATCACTTATTTGAAAGAACGTAATGGAAAAAGATAAGGCAATTGGTATGTTCATGGGCTTGTACATTGGTGATGCATTGGGAGCGCCCTTGGAATTTATGCGTCCTCATGAGTTTGATAAGGTGACAGACATGATTGGTGGTGGGGTGCATAGTTGTGAAGTGGGAGAGCATACAGATGATGGTGCGATGAGCACCTGCATTGCAGATGCATACATCACAAGAGGTGGTTTTGCTCCACAAGAAATTGCTCTCAACTTTAAGACATGGCTTAAGACAGGACACTTTGGTACAAGAGACTATCGGTTTGACATTGGACGCACTTGCTTTGAAGCCATCGAAGGCATGTCAACAGAGCAACCATATGCAGGTAGGACAGACACCAGAGCTAGCGGTAATGGTTCTATTATGCGTATTGCTCCTGTTGTATTAGCCAACCACAACAAACCTAACACTGGTCTTGGCGAAGCCATCGCTGTGTCTCTTATGACACATGGTAATGCTGACACTGTCCATTACATGGCAGCTTTTGTAGCTGAGTTGTATGCAGGTAAGCAGCTTGATGAGTTTGAACATCTAATAGATGTTGACTATGACATTCGTAAAGGCAAAGGTTCCATCATGCATGCATACAATGCAGCATGGGAATGTTTGAACTTAACATTCAGCTTTCAGGATGCACTGATCTTGGCAGTTAACAAAGGCTATGACGCTGACACCGTAGGTGCAGTGACAGGCATGTTAGCTGGTAGACATTATGGATATTCAGCTATGCCAAAGCGATGGACTAACAAGCTGATGAAGCATGATGAGTTGTTGCAGATGGCAGAAACACTTTATGAAATGGGTAACCAATGATGTTTTTAAAAGACGACAAAGGTATTGAGTGGAAACCATTCGTTGCTGGTTACATCACTGACGAAGGACTGCGTACCTGCATCATCTATGCTGTGTCAGCAGAGCATGCTGAGCTTGTCATAGAAGACTTACGCAGGACAGCAAGACTTGTTGGTTACATTGGAGAGAAACAAGAATGAGCATGCCAAGGTATGTTTTACGTTTTAAATCGGGCAACAAATCTAAATGGAGATACAACCCTCCACAAGATGCAATTGATGCTGGTGTTGTTAAACGTATAGAGCTTGGTAGCACCTATCAAACAGCCTATGCTTTGGCTGAAGAACAGAACAAAATATTAGATGAGTGGAGACAAGAGCGAAAGCACTTGAAAAATCTATCCACTAATGCGAAGCTTAGTGAAGTAATTAAAAGCTATGAGAATAGCTTGAGCTTTGCTAAGCTTGTACCAATGACACAGCAGAGCTATCTTTATTATCTAAAGATGTGGTATCGAAGCAGGATGGGTGGTGTGCCATTGTTATGGGCTAAGCTTGAAGACATACAGACACCTATGTGTCAGCGTGTCTATGAAGAACATGCTGCTCACAGTGTTAGCTTGGCTAACCATAGCTTGGCTGTCTATCGTTTGTTGTTTAACTATGCCATCAGGCAGGGCTTCACCAATTACAACCCATTCAGTAAGGTGCAGAGAAGGATTGAGAAGGCACGTAAAACTGTGTGGACAAAGGAAGATGTCAAAGCATTCCTTGATGTGGCTTACAGCAATTTTAAATGGCGTAATGTAGGACTCATTGTGCAGATGGCATACGAATGGGGACAGCGTATGGGAGACATGCGTATGTTGAAGTGGGAAAACTACAACACAGAGACAGGTGTTCTCACCCTTGAGCAGAGCAAGCGTAGAGCACGTATCACTTTGCCCACATCTGAAGGGTTACAAGCAATGCTTAAGCAACAACAGGAAGAGTATGGATGGCAACAATATGTTGCACCTAGTAATATGTCAGATAGAAATGGTGGGCTGGTTCCTTATTCATTAATGAACTTAGCAAGAGTTGGTGATGTAATAAAAACTGAAGCAAATATATCTGTGGATATAAAGCTTATGGACTTACGTAGGACGGCAGTGACTGAGATGATTGAGGCAGAAGTACCTTTGCCTAACATCATGGCTATGACGGGGCATGCCACACCCCAAAGTGTTGCACCATACTTGAAGCATACGCTGAAGGGTGCTACAGTGGCAGCAAGGATGAGAGGGTTTGTATGATTGAAACTGTAGTTACCTTTTTTGCATTGTGTGCAATTGGCGGGTTTGTAGGTGGAGCTGTGTTTGTAACTGTTGTAATGTTTTTGGAGAGCTTAGATGACTAGAGAAGAAATTGAAGCTGTTGTTGTAGATGAGCTTGAGTTTTTAATTAAGTGGGAACTTCATCTGAATGAAAACATTCAAGACAAAGAGTTGCTTGCTGCTTTGCGGCTTGTGCTTAAACAATATGAGGTGAAGCAATGAGTGCTTGGCTTATAGCAATGATTGGTGTGGTGTATTTGGTGGTGGCTGTAGACCTACTACTAAAAGGAAACACAGGATTGGGCATAGCCTTTATTGGTTATAGCTTAGGTAATGTTGGGCTTTATCTAGCAGCAAAGGTACAAACATGAACAACCTAAAACAAATTAAAGACCCAAGAATTCCTGACCAACAAGGGTTTATGGCGGTTTCTCCAAACGATCCCAACCCCAAAGGTATGCTGTATTTCACAGAAGGGGCAGCACTTGAGCATAAGGTAAACATGGATGCCTTGCGGGAAAAGTATCCAGAAAATTGGAACACTGATTATTGGAAAGAAAAGCCTGAGCCTTGGCAAGTTTTTAAATTAATAATTAGCGAAAGAATTGCATGACACAAGATGAAATCGACACCATGTGGCAACAAGCCATGCGTCAATCTATTGAAGAAGGTGAGATGTTTACCCGCTATCAATTTGCCAAACTGGTAGCCGCCAAAGCGTTTCAGAGTGGCTATGAAAAAGGCGTAGCCGCTTTTAATGAAGCAGTTTGGATTGAGCGTGAAGCATGTGCAAAGGTGTGTGATGGCTATATTGGTGCAGACCCTATTGCCGCCGCCATCAGAGCCAGAGGTGAAGCATGAGTGATTACGACATGAAAATTCATAGCAACCCAGACGCACAAGCGTGGGCAAAGTTTTTCATTCATACAAAAGAAAAGGCAGGCTGGCAGATTGAAGATATTGATGAGTCATTGATGCTGGGTTGGTTTTCGAACGCAATGATGGCGATGCACGATTATTTAAAGTCACAGCGTACATGGGTGGGGCTGACGGAGGAGGAAATTAAAACAATTTGTGTGGAAAACGGATGGGACAGTAGTTGGCAATCTATGCGGTTTGCCCATGCCATTGAAGCCAAACTCAAGGAGAAGAACACATGATTGAAGTATTGAAACAGATGGTAGAGGCGTTGGAAAAAGCAAATAGACAATGCAGTTATCACAACATTGCACCACATTGTGCGGCTGACGAGGCAATTCAAGCAGGTAAGCAAGCCATTGCAAAGTTGGAAAGCCAAGAACGCAACTTCTGCCAACGATGTGGCAAACGATTGGGCAAACGATTGGGCGGCATCGATAGCATTCACACTTGCACACCACCTAAACTTAAGGAGAAGAACAGTGCTTGAAAAAATCAAAACATTTTTTGGAAGGGTGCGTGGACAACATGGCAACAAAGAAACTATAATTGTAGAAGGCTTTGCGTGGCGTTGTCGTATTTGTGGTCAAATATTTCTGGACGAAACAATAGCTAAAGAACACAAGGAAAAACATATATGAAGTTCACTGATTTAGAACAACTAATAATGCAAGCATGGACTACAAAAGAAGACTTAGATCTTTTTTTATGGGCTATGATGGATAGACCAATACCTATGACAGAAGATGAACAAGCCAATTTAATTCTTGGCATCACAGCACTACACAACAGTAGGATGCGTCAACTTTTTGATGCCTACTGTAACATTTTAAAGACACACGACATAACTTACAAAGGAGTAGAGTGGGAAATAAATCTTTAACATTTATTAAAACACATCAACCTTGTCACACTTGTGGTAGTTCAGATGGGCTATCAATAAATGATGACATGTCAACCAAGTGCTTTGTATGTAATACATTCACTCCCACCACCATAGCCTCAGAGGAAACATACACAATGCTTGCAGAAGAAACAGAAGTGAAGGACACATCCTTTCTTAAACAATACAGAGAAGGTATGTCAGTGTCTGTCTCTGACAGACGCATCACTAAAGCAACAATGGAAAAGTTTGGTGTTGTTAAGTGTGACAACAATTTATATTTCCCCTATCACGATAAGGACAGTCAGCTTGTAGCTGCAAAAGTTAGAAGCACAAAAGAAAAATCTTTCTCCACTGCTGGTGCGTGGGGTAAGGGTACATTGTTTGGACAACACTTGTTCCCTATTGGTGGGCGCTATCTCACAATAGTGGAAGGGGAGTTTGATGCACTGGCTGCATACCAGATGACAGGATCTAAGTATCCTGTTGTGTCCATACGTAATGGTGCTGGCTCTGCATTGAAAGATTGCAAACAACATTATGAATATATTAACAGCTTTGAAAACATCATAGTATGTTTTGATGGTGATGAGCATGGAGTGAAGGCAGCTAAGGAAGTGGCTGAGCTTTTCGGCAGCAAGTGCAAGGTGTTTAAACCACTTCCTGATTACAAGGATGCATGTGATTGGCTTTCTGAGAGCAAGGAAGCTGCCTTTGTAGATAGGTGGTGGAGGGCTGAACAGTTTGTGCCAGATGGTATTGTCTCTGGCTCCACCTTGTGGGATGAAATGTCTAAGCCTTTGGCTCCAGCAGATTGCTTCTATCCTTGGCAAGGACTCAACGAACTCACCTATGGTATGCGCTTTGGTGAACTTGTCACCATCACTGCTGGTAGTGGTTTGGGTAAGAGCCAAGTGCTTAGAGAAATTGTGTGGCACATTGTGCAGAAGACAGAGGACAACATTGGTCTTATGTTCTTGGAAGAAAGCATTCGTAAGACAGGCTTATCCATCATGTCTCTTGCAGCTAATGTTCCACTACACCTACCTGACCATGAGGTTGGTGAAGAAGAACGCAAGAGAGCCTTTGACAATACATTAGGAACAGGCAGATTGTTTTTGTTCGACCACTTCGGAAGCACATCAACAGATAACATTATCAACCGTGTTCGTTACATGGCAAAAGGACTTAGTTGTAAGTACATATTCCTTGACCACGTATCCATCATTGTGTCTGCACAAGAGAGCGGTGATGAGCGTAAAGCCATTGATGAAATTATGACTAAGCTTCGTATGCTTGTACAAGAAACAAACATAGCTCTCATCATTGTCAGCCATCTTAAACGTCCCTCTGATAAGGGACATGAGGAAGGTGCTGTCACTTCATTAGCACAGCTAAGAGGCAGCGGTTCCATTGCTCAGCTTAGTGATATGGTGGTTGGTCTTGAACGCAATGGTCAAGCAGAAGAAGAACAAGTACGCAACATGACCAAGGTTCGTGTGCTTAAGAACAGGTTCAGTGGAACAACAGGCCCCGCTGGT